GCAGACTCGCAGGAAAAGGCCATGGTCTTCTGCGAGGGACAGTATTGCATTCTTCTCCCGGAGGTCTGTCGGAACATCTCTCGCGTCACTCGTTTGAGCGAGGAGCTCACCAATGCACACACCATTTTCCCTGCGATTGAAGAACAAGGCTTACCGTCATTCGAGGCAATGGCGGCCTTGGATGCGGTACCTCATGCCCCACCCGGAGAAGATCCTGGTCAAGCCTTCTCTTCGGTTGCGGTTGTTTCTCTCACCGATCACACATCTTTCTTCGGCGGGGAAAATACCACCCCTCCTGGAGTTCCTGTCTCACCGGTCCCCGAGCCCTCCACCTGGGCCATGATGATTGCAGGCTTGGGAGTTCTCTACTTAGCCAAGAAAAGGAATTGATATGACTGCAACGAAAGCTCAACTGAAGAATCGAAAAACCTTCTACAGCTTCCTCCGCTCCGGGGTAATCCCGCAGACAAAGGGAAGACTTCTGAACAACAAAGGTGCATGCTGTCTCGGCGTGGCCTGCGAAGTCGTTCGTCAACTGCATCCCCACAAGTTCGAATGGTCTGATATGCATTGTTTCATCATCAAATCGGATGACGAGTACTACCGCAGATTACCTCCTCCGAAACTCTTGGAAGAATACTTCGGTTTCGAAGAAGCTAATCCGAGACTTGTTGGAGAGACAGTTCTTGCGTCCACACTCAATGACAAGAGGGGCTACTCCTTCGCCATGATCGCGGATGCCTTCGAGAAGGTTTATCCGGTGAAATAGGAGATACGAGATGAGTCTCATCGCTCTCTGCGCATGCACCATCGGGCTTCACATTGGGTCTCAACACTTCGGTGGTGATGGCTCGGTGAACCACAACAACTTCAATCCGGGTTTGTACGTCAAGAAGAATGGGTGGACGATCGGCGGCTATCACAATTCCTACCGACGCGCCTCCATCTACGCGGGCTACACCTTCGAAACCTACGATCGCAGGTGGGCTCTCACTTCGGCCTATGTCACAGGCTACAATCACACCAAGGTTCTCTTGGTTCCCTCGGTGAGGCTGGGCGAGCACCTGAGGCTCGCAGGCTTCCCTCCGGTCGGCAAACATGCCGGCCTCATTCATCTCTCTTTGGAGAAAGAACTGTGATTCGATTCCTCCTCTTGTTCCTTCTAAGTGCGGAAGATCGTGCGCTCATTCGCACTCTCCTCATCGAGGAAGAAAAGCATCAGCTCAACAAGATTGTCCTCTGCAGCGATCCGCTGACAGGGAGGCTGCGAACAGTGGAACGTTCCCTTGAGCGGTACTACGTGAAGGCTGCGAAGCAAGCCTCTCGTCTGGCGGAGTTCTTCGATGCCTAACGACAATCATCTGGGCTTTCCCATGTGGCTTCGATTCCATCTCCACATGGCGAACGAATGCAAGGGACCTTGGATCATCCAACTACCTGTGTGAGGCAAAAAAGAAAGGAGCCTAAGCTCCCTTCTTCCTGATCTTCTTCGCGGTCTTGATGTCCACAACGACGCCTTCCTGCTCAAGTGCCTGCGCAAGTTCTTCGTCGGACATCTCCTTCTCCTCGTTGCCTTCCACAACCTCTCGGCGAGACAGCTTCGGCTTCTCGAATTCCACAAGCTCCTTCGCCCACCGTGCAGCCGACTCATAGTCCTCCTTCTGGAGGGCCAGGTGGATACACAGTCGAATGACCTGCACACTCGACAATTCCGGCATGTCATCCAAGACAAGCTTGAATGCCTTCGCCTGCTCTTTGAACTGGGCTTGGATGCTCTTGTTGAGAAGATGGATCGACGCAATCTTCTCGTTGCCCAACGCGCGATCTGCTTCGTTTGCATTTATCAAGTGCTCATGTAGCTGTCGCTTGTTCACCATCGCTTTCGTCGGGGTTACCTTCTTAGATGACCCCTTAGGAGAACTCTTTCTCATGGCTTTCCTTTCTTGGACCATCTAGGTTCTTGAGTTCAAAGAACTCTTCAACACCAGGGGGTATCTCTCCCCCTACCCATAGGGGCCGTCTGGCTCTGCAACCACAAGGGTCTGATGACCCGACTACCACAGAGGATTTACACAATGGCTTTCAAGCAACCCAAGTCGTCTTCGTCCACCAAGGTCTCCGTCAAGTGGGGTTCGAAGGACGACAACATCCAGTTCGCCATCATCCGGGGTGCCGAACTCTGGTGGGCCAAGCTCGATCCCAAGCATCCGGTCGAGCCCTTCGGTACTCTCCAATGGGAAGTCCAGCTTCGCTTCCCGAAGAGTGCCGTCGAAGAGATGGAACAATTCGGCACCGTCAAGAAGTGCAAGGAAGGCAAGCTCTATCAGCTGAACCTCAAGAAGAAGGCCGTCAAGGCAGATGGCGAGCCGGCGAAGCCCATCAAGGTCGAGCTCAAGAACGAAGATGGTGATCTGGAGGAAATCGATCCCCGCACGATCGGCAATGGCTCTGTGGGTGCCGTGAAGATCATGCTCCGTGACTACCAAATCACCGGCCCCAAGGGCAAGGTCACCAAGGAAGGCACTGCCATCACGCTGCATGCCGTCCAGCTCGATGAAGAAGGCTACATCAAGTACGAACCTCGTGACGGTGGCTTCGACTTCGATGAAGAAGACGAAGACGAAGCTCCCAAGAAGAAGTCCAAGGCTCCCGTCAAGAAGTCCAAGAAGGTCGTCGAAGAGGACGATGACGAGGATGACGAGGACGAAGATGAAGACGAGGATGACGAGCCTGCTCCTCGCAAGAAAGCCAAGCCCACTCCCAAGAAGCCCGTCAAGACGTCTTCCAAGCGTCGTGCCCAAGAGGACGATGAGGAGGACGATGACGAGGATGACGAGGACGACCTCTGAAAGCAAGGATGGGTGGGTTCGCCCACCTATTCCTATGGGCTATGAAGAACGACTACCAACGCTGGAAACAATGGTGGTATGTTGTCCTGTACGGCGCATCACCAGAAATGAGGGCGAAAATCTCGCGCCCTCGCTAAGCCCTTGATTCGCAAGGCTTTTCCGACCATTTCAGATGGTCCCCAAAGAGAAAAGGGGTTCGTACTCGCAGTCAGCCGACTGTTGGGGAGCCCCCTCTCTGTTCTCTCCCAACTCGACTTACATGTGAGAGGAATTGAAGACCAGCTCAGGCCGGTCCGACGCCACTACATGGGTTCGAGCGAGTACTTCACGCTGTGCTATGACCTCGGTCGATGCACAAACCCCCTGGAGCGCAAGCTCTTTTTCTGTGAGAAGATGATCCAGAGCGATCTAACTCTCACTGCACAACTGAAAGGTTCCACCATGCCGAAGATCACCCGCCCCGCCGTCACCAAGAAGACCACCAAGGCTTCCCAAGCCGAAGAGTTCGACTTCGAAGATGGCGAAGGTGAAGAGGACGAAGCGGAAACGCCCAAGAAGTCCTCGAAGAAGGCTCCGCCGGCCCCGGTCAAGAAGGCCAAGGCGAAGAAGGTCGAAGTCGAAGAAGATGACGAGTCGGAAGACGAAGATTCGGACGACGACGAAGAAGACACTCCGCCGCCCAAGAAGTCGAAGAAGGCTGCCGCTCCTGCCAAGAAGTCCAAGAAGGTCGTCGAGGAAGAAGACGAAGATGAGGATTCGGAAGACGAAGACTCGGATGACGACGAGGACGACGAAGAAGAGGCGCCCAAGAAGAAGGCCAAGCGCGCCGGTCCGGTCATGACCCCGCAGACCACCACCATCCCGAAGAGCTTCGCTGCCGCCAAGAAGGCCAAGCTCAAGATGTGTGATGAGCTGATCGAAGCGTTCGAAGAAGAAGGCGATGTGCCTGAACTCCTGAAGATCGCAACCCTCCCGGTGAATCGCCAGAAGGGTCCGGTCAAGCTGCGTGCATGGCGTGCCGAGCAGGCTGCTGCCAAGGCCAAGGCCGCCAAGAAGGCCAAGAAGAGCAAGTAATTCCTGCTCATGTGAACCCTCTCCCAAGGATACGTTCCTAGGAGGGGGTTCCCTTTTCGGAGGACAAATGAAGAGACCGCAACGATTCACACGCCATCCCATCCAGAAGATCACTGACATCGGGAAACGGCGCAAGATCGAAGTGCTTGTGCAGCCTAATGATATGGTTGCGCTTGTAGGTACGAGAGGTAAGTACGCACAAGTACTGAAAGCTAAGATCATTCGCACGAAGTCATGGTGGGATACCTCCAAGACAATACAAATCTTGCAGCTGACTCTCAGACCGCTCTTTCGCGGAGTCCAAGGTGATGGTCTCATTGCCTACACCTGGCGTCCCTACACGACTTCCACTGGCTGGCAACGTATCGTCAAGCCAATCAGTCAAGAAGTGGTGGATGAAGTGAACGCAATCCTTCCCTACAACCTTCAGATCAATCTCGAAGGAAAGCTTTCGGAGAAACCATGAAGGTAATTCCGCTACTCAAGGACGCTCTCATCAAGAGCAAAGAGACAGACGGCGAGTACGATCCCAACCTCAAGGAGATCGCTCAGCTTCCTCTCAAAGAGCAGGCATCAATGCTCTTGTTCTACCAACAACATGGGACCACACAACGACCGACATCCACAGCACGGGCCATCCGCGCTTTCTGCAAGGCCTGTGTCGGTGGTTCCATTGCCCGCGTGAAGGCTTGCGATGTCAAGCATTGCGCACTGCACGATTTCCGTGCGAGAGGAATCTAGATGAAAGACCCAATCACCTTTCAGAGCAGAGTCTACCGGCAGGCTATCAATGCCTTCGGTCAAGAGCACGCGGACAACAAGGCCATCCGTACCCATCGCTTTGTGGAAGAGGCTTGTGAGCTTGTGCAGGCATTGAACTGCCCGAAGGAAGAAGTCCTCCGGATTGTGGACTACGTGTACGGTCGTCCCAAGGGAGATGTATTCCAGGAGGTTGGAGGAGTTCTCATAACACTCAATGCGCTCTGTGCCGCCGTAAAGGTGGGCACTCATTGGGCGGGAGAAGCTGAGCTGGAACGAATCGAAACGATTCTCGGACACTCACCGGACTTCTTCAGGAATAGAAGCGCAAACAAACCTGACTTCACCAAGGAGGGATGATGGAAGTCCTTCTTGTTTACCTGTGGCTCAAGCTGGATGCCGTGCAGTCTTTTACATTCGTCTCCAGTATAGTAGGAGGCATGATCTTCTTGTTTGTGTGGGGCGTCAGCTCAGAGTACTACTCAGAATCAAGACCACCGAAGAAGTTGGGGGTCATTGCCTCGGTGCTCCTTTTCATCTCGCTGGTCATTCCCAATTCTTCTCAGATGGCAATCCTGGTGGGAACTCACTACGCAGTCGCGTTCAAGGACTCTTTGGAGGGCCAAAAGGTCATGACACTCATCCGAAAGAAGGCCAATGAGTACCTTGACGCAGAACTGAAGGCAACAGAACCAAAGAAAGAGAAGTAATGAACAACGTCAACTACGGCGGCTATCTACAGCTTCATTCAGGTACCCGCTGGGATATCGAGAATCCCACCGTCTCGATGGTGAACATCCTCGACATCGCGACCTCCCTTTCCAAGCAGTGTCGCTTTGCAGGGCACATCGAAGGTGAAAGCCCGGATGGCTTCTACAGTGTGGCCGAACACTCTGTGTACGTGTCGCATGAAGTCGAGAAGAAGCATCCTCATGACTATGAGCTCCAGATGCTGGGGCTTCTGCATGACGCCACAGAGATGATCTTGGTGGATGTCCCACGCCCCATCAAGAAATACCTGACCGGGTATTATGAGCTCGAGGCCAAGACATGGAAGCCCATTGCACAAGCCTTCAAGCTCGAACGCTTCCCAGACCCTCTCATCAAAGTCATTCTGGATGCAGACAATGCAGTCCTGCTGGCAGAGAAAGAGCAAATCGTTCCGAGCAAGGATCCCTGGGAATGGGCCAAAGGTCTTCCTGTGGCTGATGTCAAGATCCAGTGCATGCTTCCCGGTGAAGCACGGCTACTCTTTCTCGATCGTTTCGTCGAATTGAACAACAAGCGGAGCATTCCTCAATGAACAAAAAGTCTGCGAAGACAAAGACAAACCTGAAGAACGCCTCCGGCGCAACTAAGGCCCCGACCGCAGCAGTCCCTCCCTCCGCCATCTTGGCTCTCGGTGCGGCCATGCAGAATGGGGCCGACAAGTACGGCGCCTTCAACTTCCGAGACTCCGAAGTGACCGCCTCTGTGTTCTTCAATGCCATCATGCGGCACCTACTGGACTGGTGGAATGGTGAGAACTTCGCGGAAGACTCAGAGGTCCACCATCTCGCCCACCTGATGGCCGGTCCTGCAATCGTCATCGACGCGCTGGAACAAGGGAATTTCATTGATGATCGTCCGCGCAGGAAGGGTCTCAACAGCGCTCAAAGCCGGAAGGTCTACCTCAAGACCGGGAATCGAATCATCGCCGAGCGGGTGAAACCGAAGTGAACATCCAATGCCGATGCTCTTTCCCTGACTGCTACGAGCCGGCGTACCCTCGGGAGCAGTTGGACAAGTACGCCAGGGTGGCGATGCTCTGCCAAGATCATCATGCATCGGCAGATTCCTTCTGGCGGTTTCTATTCTCCAAGCTAGGAGTAGGAGTGAACACATGAACAAGATCTCTTTCAAGTGCGGTCTCTTTGAGTTCAGTCTCGAAGTGGGTCGAATCGAACTCGGCCTGATCATCATGTCGGGATTCCTCGGTGCCGCACTGTACATCGAGAAGGTGATGGCGTGAAACCAATGCTTCTCCCTCGGGAAGTCCCCGATCTGGAGACTCTCCCGTACCCTCTCCTCATCTCTCCCAAGCTCGATGGTTTCCGGTGTATGATCACCGAAAATGGCCCGATGACAAGGTCTCTCAAGCCAATCCCGAACGTCAATATCAGGGCCATGCTGGAAAAACTTCCTGTCGGTCTGGATGGAGAGCTCGTTGCCGGTTGGCATCCGCATGCGAAAGATATCTTCAACAAGACCACCCGGCTTGTTCGGAAGATACATGGTCCTGCGGGAACGAAAGACTACTCGTTCTGGCTCTTCGACACTGCTGCACTCGACAGGGGATTCGATGCCCGAGCGTACTATGTGAAGAGGATCGTGGAGCGGTTGGAGATTCCGAATCTCTTCTGTGTTCCGCAAGTGCTTGTTCACAACCCCTCCGAAGCTTCCCTCATGGAAGCAAAGTTCATTGCCAGGGGTTACGAGGGTGGAGTCCTACGTACTCTCGATGGAATCTACCTCGACAAACCAGGAGAAAACCGAGCAACCCATCGGGAGAACATCGGATGGAAGCTCAAGCAATTCGTCGATGGAGAGGCCCTTGTCCTCCGAGTCGAACCTCTCATGCACAATCAGAACGAAGCCTTCCTCTCAGAGAAGGGTCTGCAGAAACGATCGAAGGTCGCTGCAGGTCTCAAAGCTTCAAAAACACTCATGGGGAGTCTCTATGTGCGTGATCTCAGTACTGGTGTCGAGTTTTCCATCGGCTCGGGTTTCACAGAGGCTGATCGGCTACGGCGAGACTGGAAGGGAAAGATCTTGGTCTACAAGAAGTTTCCCCATGGAGAGAAGGAAAGACCTCGACACCCAATCTACAAAGGAATTCGAGATGAAACAGACATACTCTGAACGGTTCGATCGTTGGGTGAGCGCCTCGCCCCTTCGCTTCGGCCTGTTCCTCCTGGGGATCTACGTAATCTCTGCGTCGATCGTCATCACCCTCGTGGCCTGGCTCGCTGCATGGATACTCTCCTTGTTCTGACACTGAGTGTCGTCCTGAACGTGGCCCTGCTTCTTCTGTGGCTGGCCAACATGAAGTTCGGCCAGGAAATGAAGGAGAAATACAGGACACGGTCGGCCATGATGCGCCTTGCCCTAGAAGAACTCTACATCCTCGGTGCCAAGACCGTCACCTACACTGAGAATGGTGAGTTCGTGTACGTCCCTAAGAAGGGAGGACCACCGTCATGAGCACAGAAAGATTCTCTCTCAAGAACATCCATCACGGGTTGCGGCCAGAAGACAATGAAGGGCATCGTTGCTTTTCCCTCTTCCTCTCGGAACGATTCCTAGCTGTCCCCCAGAAGAAGCTTCGCGAGGAGAATCTTTCGCTCCAAGAGATCCTCAAGATGCTGCAGAAGACAGGTCTGGAGGAGACTCGTGAGAACATGGTCGGTCTACGGGAACGTCACATACCCGTCAAGTACCATCCGTGGGTTGGTATTGCCTGGTGGAGCATTGACGGCTGCTGCTGGCACTATACCCAACCGTCTGAAATACAAGAGGAGCCAGACAATGGTATCGATTACGTATGAGCGTGGTTGGGATGGTCCGATCCTCCCGCTTATCTTCTGTCGCATGATCTTAGAAGGTAGGCTTACGAGGGACACTGAAGTACTCTTTCTGAGATCACCGAACGGAACGGTCCCTCAAACAATTCTCATCGAAAACCCTGGTCTCCGGCCAAAGATTCTGATGGCCATGCCTGCAGGCGCATGGAATTCTCGCATCGCCGCCCATGAATTTGCGCATGTCCTTCAACTCTTAGAAGGAAGACATGCTTACGAAACACCCGAAAAGCTGGAGGAGGAAGCAAATGCCTTCGAAGAATGCTACGGGGTTGACTGGAAAGATCCCACGGAAATCTGCAGTCCGGCTTGCGGTTGAAGAGGGATTCGAGCTCAAGCTAGTCTTCGACATTGAGACCAACGGGTTGTGGCCAGAAGTAAATCATACCTGGCTCATACAAACCTACAATCTCAGGACAGGAGAAGAACGCCAGTACTCCGACGACGACGATCTGTATGGCTCCATCGAGGAAGGCCTTGCATACCTCAAAACGGCTGATGTGCTCATCGGGCACAACATCATCGGCTATGACGTTCCCATCCTGAAGTACCTCCACAACTGGAAGCCCAAGGCCACCTGCCGGTTGATCGACACTTGGATCCTATCGATGGTCCTTCGATACAACAGGCCGCATCGTCATTCTCTCGAAGGCTGGGGGCAGCATCTCAAGTGCCCCAAGCATGAGACAGGACCAGGGTTCTTCGATCAGTACTCCGAGAAGATGCTGGCCTACGGCATCCAAGACGTTCGGTTGAACGTGAGAGTGTACGAAGAGCTCATGAAGGAGTACAAGTCAACCCGCAAGATCAACAAGCTCATCAAGCTTGGCATCCGGGTTGAGATGGAGTTTGCACGAATCGAATCCATCATCCGCATGACTGGATGGGACTTCGACGCAGAGAAGGCTCAGGTACTCTTCGAGCAGATTGAAGAACGCAAGCTCAAGCTCGAGCGATTCCTCTCGAAACGAATCGGAGAAATCTGTGTACCCAAAGACAAGAAAGGAAAGGTTACCTACCCAAGGTTCATCAAGAACGGGAACCTTGCCATCGCCACTGCAAGATGGTTTGGGCTCGACCCTGAAGAAGGGAACTACCCAGACTGTATGTTTGCCCCAGACGCCCCGTACACTCGGGTTGAGTTTGTCAAGGGGAACGCGGCATCCGACAAGCACCTCAAGACATGGCTCTACAAGCTTGGTTGGGTTCCAGACGATTGGAACTACGAGCGAATCGGTCGAGAGTTCGTCCAGAAGTCTCCCAAGCTCACCGAGACTTCGCTCAAGCCTCTGGGGAAAATCGGGGAGTTGGTGAATGAGTACGGAACAGTCGCAAACAGATATGGTGTCCTCCGCACATGGCTTGAATCTATCAAGTACGACGGTAGGCTTCATGGTAGGATGTGGACTGTGGGTACTCCTACTTTCCGTTGCCGCCATGAAGTCGTTGCCAACCTTCCGAAAGTCGATTCGAAGTACGGCAAAGAGATGCGGGAGCTCTTCCTACCTCCTCCCGGATGGGTGATCATCGGCGCGGACTCCTCCGGCAACCAGATGCGTGGCTTCTGCCACTATGTGGGTAACGACGACTTCACCAATGATGTGATCGATGGTGACATCCACACCAAGAATGCTAACATCCTGAGACCATTTATGTTGGATCTCAAGGGGGATACCTCTGATTGGTCTTCCAAGGAGACGGTCCCCAAGGAGGCGCGGGACAATCGTGCCAAGCGATTCCTCTACGCCTACCTCTTCGGGATGGGTAAGGGTAAGGCCGGTGAGCTTGTGAACAAGAAGAAGGACACCGTCCTGGGTGGGCAAGCAATCGAAGCCTTCCAGAGTTCCATTCCTGGATTGAACGACTTCAAAGAAGAAGTCGGCTACAAGTGGGAAAAGACGAAGAACCGCTTCGGAGAGAAGTGGGCGCATGTCCGAGCAGTCGATGGTCGCATCTGCTTTGTGACCTCCAAGCACAAGATCCTCACTGCTCTCCTGCAGTCGATGGAGGCCATCACATGCAAGGCTGCAGCAGTCTACCTATGGAAGAAGCTCCGCAAGGAAAAGATTCCGCACCGTTGGCTCCTGCATTACCACGATGAGCTGGCCTTTGCGGTGCCGCCCAAGCACGAAGAGCGCGCGAAGGAGCTTGCAGTCGAAGCATTCCGAGAGGCCCCCAAACTCTTTGGGATTCACATCATGGCCGGCGAGGCCAAGTCGGGTAAGAACTACGCTGAGGTTCACTGATGGACATACAAGAAAAGATCAAGGCAGCAAAGCCTAAGATCGGCGGACAACGGCTTCCCAAGTTCGACTTGGCCATCATTGACGCCGATTCGTTGATCTACCAAGTTGCCTGGACGAGGCCAACCCTCGCTCAATGCAAGAAGCTCTTCACCACAATGATCGTCGAGGTCATGGATCGGACGGAGACAGAGAACGCCATCATCTATGTGAAGGGAACGGAGGGAAACTTCCGTTACTTCATCGATCCCTTCTACAAAGTCAAGAGGCGCGAGCGCGACTACACAACTCCGGAAGTCGCAGAGCGTATTGCAGGTCTGCTGAAATACGTTCAAGACAAGTACGGTGGTGTGCCTTCCGGCGAGGCCGATGACTGGTGTCGAATCACCGCTCAGAAGGCCATCCTCGAAGGGAAGCGCCCTGTGGTTTGCCACATCGACAAGGATCTCAACATGATCCCCGGCTGGCATTACCACATGAAGATCAAAGAGTTCTACCACATGTCGGTGGCGCAGTCCTACTACTTCGCCATGAAGCAGTTCATCATCGGGGATATGGCTTCCGACTCCATCCCGGGTCTCATGAAGATCGGCGAAGTCAAAGCCGCAGAGAAGTTCAGGGCATGTCGCCTGTCGCAACTCCGCGACAAGGTGAAACATCTCTGGATGACCAACTCGCATGGCATCCAGCAGAACAACCCTGACGTCGAGTACAAGACGAAGCGAGAGAAGTTGGAGCGCATGCTCCAGTCAATCAACCTTCTCTACTTGCGCGAGACCGAGGAGGCCATGCGTGAGCTCACTCCCAATGAGATCTGGGAGATCATGAAGTGGGATCCAGAGGAGATGGGGGAAGATCCGCTCATCGATGCGGAGTTCGAGATGATCCGCATAGGGGTGTACTCGCTTTCGCCTGCAACATACACATCAGGAGAGATTCCCAAGGGGACATTCAAGAATGTTCCTCGTGAGCGACAAGTGGACATCAAGGCACAAATCGAAGCAGGTACTCGGAAGCGATATGAGTACCCCGAAGCCAAAGCCAAGGTGAGGTACAAGACCTCGACACCAGACAGTCGAATCAAACGTGCAGCTAAGAGGTACGACAATGGTAAAGACAAAACGCTTCTCAAGCGGAAGGCTAGTTCCTCTGCGAAAAAGCGGGTTTAAAGGAATTCCCCAGGTCGGTCATTGGCTGTTCACCTGCGCGCAAGATCACAAGGAAGAACTCAAAGAAGATGGTGGGCTTGACACCAGCAAATGGTTTGGATTCATTTACCGTGTGACTTTCCTTCTCACAGGAGAAATGTACATCGGGAAGAAATCCTTCCATGTTTCCTCTAAGTGGGGCAATGCGAAGGCGCAATCCAACTGGCGAGTTTATCGATCCTCGTCAGAGAACATTCATGAACTCTTGGAACAATATCCAGAAGAATGTTTTCTCTTTGAGATAGTACACCTATGCCCTTCTCGCGGGTATATGGGACATGCTGAATCAAACATCATCCATAAGATCGATGCCATCACGGCAAAAGATTCATTGGGACTGCCTCTTTATTTCAATGGGCGCGCGGAAGCAGTGAAGTGGATTTCACGAGACTTCGATGGGAAGGTTGTGAACGAAATGGTTGAAAAATATCTGGATGGGTATTGGCGAGCCTCTCTCGCCTTTGCTCTCCATCACGGGTTGTGATCATGATGAATACTTTCTGGACACTGATGTTGATTGTCGCCAATGGTGTGGATGGCGGCATGGTCATTGACAAAACTGCCTTCAATTCCCGAGAGGCCTGTCTCGTCGCCGCCAAAACAATTCAAGACGACTTCGAGAGGCGCTTGAATGAACGTCGTGGTTTCCGGCCAGTTATTGTGGGGCTTGCTTGCATCCAAGAACGATGAGCAAACGTCTGTCCAATCGAGAAATTGAACGCGCCATGGATTGGCGTGACGATCCCAAGGGAGATATCCTACGTCAGCAAAAGGAACATCGACTTCATGATCAGAAAGAAAACATCTCGAAGCCACGTGAAAGGGACCGGCGCTTGGGTCCACGGCCCCTGCCCGAATGAGGACTGCGGATCCTCTGATGCCTTTGCATGGCGTGAAGATGAGCCTCGGGGTTATTGCTTCTCATGCGGTAAGACAGGACCGGCAGGTGATGAGGGCGAACCAGGTGGTGGCCCTCATTTCAGAAAGGAACGAATGCGTACGCGTCGGGTCGATGGAGAATACACCTTTGAACACGTCGATGAAGAGATGGAGTCTGGTTCCATCTCCGATCGCAAGATAAGGCGCAACATCTGCGAACACTATGGAGTGAAGATCGATGAAGAGAATCACTTCTACCCATACACTCGTGGTGGGCGCGTCGTCGCTTACAAGCGGCGAGCACTCCCGAAAGAGTTCTCCACCATCGGAGATTTCAAAGGGGTGAACCAACTCTTCGGTCAGGCACAAGCGATGCCCGGTCGGAGACTCTTCATTACTGAAGGGGAATGCGATGCAATGGCTCTCCAGCAGGCGATGTTCGAGAAGTACCAACGATTCTACCCGATTGTATCTCTTCCATCGGCGTCTCCTCGCGCGATTCTCCTCAAGAATCGAGATTGGCTTCGATCCTACCCTGAGGTCGTTCTTTGTCTGGACAACGACGACGCAGGACAAGAAGCACTTTCAGACATCGCCAAGATTGTTGGCTACGATCGGGCTCGAATCCCTGCAAAATATGGGCACAAAGACTTTTGCGACCTCTGGTTGGCAGAAGGTGGTCAGGCGGTACGATCAGCAGCGTTCGAAACTCAGCCATACCGACCCGATGGGTTCATGACGGGTGAGGCTCTCTGGGAGAGCTACAAGAAGAAACAGGAAGTCATTGCTGTACCCTACCCTGAGTGTATGGCAGAAGTGAATGAGAAGCTTCAAGGCATGCGGCGAGGAGAGATCCTTCTTCTCACGTCAGGCACAGGTTCCGGCAAGTCCACTGTGGTCAAAGAGATCATTCTTGAGCTCGGCAAATACTTCCCTGACCAAGAAGAAGGTGTGGGCAAGATCGGGCTG